TGAAGAGATTTTAACTTTTAGTTTAAGCATCATTCTGTCGCCTATAGGATCTTTAATACTCTCAATGGAATAATAAGTTGGTGTGGCATTAGTAGTTCTTAATCTATCTATATGTGTTAGGTTGTTAATATATTTGGTAGTTAATTCAAACCAATATTCATTAAGTTGTCCACCCAATGCTAATACTTCTCTGTCATTTAGTGGTTTAACACTGCACCATATTTTAGTTCCATCAGTCCATGTGGTTAAGGGATCACCAGCACCATCTACTGTAACAGTTTTAGATTGTATGATAAATGGCAGTTCTCTGCTTCTACTTGGTCTATACATCAGTTTTTATCCACATTTAAATAATATCTATTACCAATATTAAAGCCCCAATCACTATTAGGTCCGCCTATTGCTTCTAATCCACATTTATGACTATTGATAGTATTGATGATTGATTGAGGAATAGTTTTATCTGGATTACCTCTGTTATCAAAATAATAGGCTATTAGATCATATGTTGCCATAATTAAATCTGCGGGGAGATAATCCCCGTCTGGACTTACTACATATTTAATCTTTAAGCTGTCTATTGGTCTGTAGTTTTCACTTGGCATTACATCAAAATATACTCTGTTGCCTTCTGTTTCTAAATAATATGTTGAACTATCTACAGTGGTATTTTCATTGGCTGTATTAAATGTTCTAACATATGATATGGAACTTGCTGGTCTATAGATTAGTTGAAATACATTTGATATTTCATTGTAGTCCCAGAACTGGCAGTAAGATGCTTCTCTCAATAATAGGCCAGTTTGTCGTTCAACTACTTCGGTTGCTTGGTTGATGAGTAGTTTTAATACTGCATCACTATCTTCATAGTTTATATTTAGATAGTTTTTCACATTAGTTAGTGTGAGTATTTGACTTGCTGGTGCGGAACTTCTTACTATTCTCATCTGTTTATCCTTTTCTGCCGGTTGTGAGCAGTCTTATCTTCTGTTGGTTGTTGATGGGACTCCGGCATTGCTATTATTTATTTATATTTTGATATAGTATATATGAGTTAGGGGCATTTCTGCCCCTTTCTCTGTTCCTATTTTATTAGGGATTATTTTGCTGTTAGAACTCTCAAAGCTCTTAAGTCTTTGTAGAAGCCAGCATTTCGTTGTTTGTAGTAATATTTGGTGTATGCTTTATTGGTTATAACATCAACTACTGTTTTAGTTCCAGCTGGTTGATTTAATAGGGCATATGCCTGACGGAAGTTACCTATTAGAGCAACAGGGTTACCAGCAGCGGTAAATGATGTCATGTTAGGGAATTCAACTACACGAACACCATTGAAAGATGCAGGGTCACCTACATTTACAGATGGTTTGTATAGGTATTGGCCATCATTGTCTTTCATTTTTAATAGTGTTTGGATTGTTTTGTTGCTTCCACCAATAGTTAGTTCTGCTGGATTAAATCTGTATCTTAAATCAATGGCATACATTGCTGTATAAACATCGTCTAGACCAAATCCTAATCCACCAGTAGCGATAGCAGAGACTGGTTGAGTAGCAGCTACTTCACCAATTCTATCCCAAGTTGATACTGAAGATAGAGCAGCATCAGCTAATAGACCTCTAACACCAGCACCAGTTGCGGCACCGTTTAGGAAGTCTTCTGATAGGGCGAATGAAATAGTTTCACTAATGTTGCCATTAATAAATCCAACTAGGTCGAAGCTAACATCAGCTAACATATCTTCTGTAACCCAAGGTTCAGCTTCATAGTTGCCCATTAGACCACGAACTTCTTCGTGTGTACCAGTTGAAGTATTAGTAGCAGCAGAAGTTTCAACAGCTCTGGTAACACTAAAGTTGCTTGTTTGAACGATTCTGATTGGATCTCTAGCAGTTGTTTCACCAGTTTCAACTAGTTCCATCCAAGGTGTCATAGCACGAACCTGTGCGATAATACCTGTTGGATTATCGGTTGGTACTAAATATCCACCAGTATTGTTGTTGGTATCACCCACAGCAACGGCACGATGAATATTGTTGTATTCATCAACTACTTTTCTTTCAGAATCAGAAAGATCATATTTAGCAACACCTCTTAATAGTTTGCTGTTTAGAACTGCTTTATAATCAGTTTCTAATATTTCTTCAGCACGGGTTTCATAACCATTGCTGGATACAGTTAGAGCAGCATTGAATTTGTCTACTTGATTTTGTAGTTCAATAACTGTTTTTTCTAACTTGCTGTTTTTTTCAGATAAAAGTACATCAGCATCTTTTACTGTTTTTTCTAATGTGTCAAGTCTTTCAACATTGGCACGATTAAGAGTATTAAGACTTTCCTTAATCTCGTTTAGTTTGTCGCTCATTTGTTTTCTCCTTTAGAAGGGTTAATATATTTTCTAAATCATCAGAGTGGTTATCCGGCTCTTGATGTGGAGAATTAATCTCGTCGGCTCTTTCAATACTGGATTCTTGTTCAGCACCACCTGTTTCCAATAATCCTGCTATTTGGTTTAGAAGTATGTTGGTTGCATCTTCTCTACTAATAACATTTGATTGAACGAGTGACATTTGAAGAATATCATTTAGTTCATCTAACAATTCTTCTTCACTATCATATTTATTTAGTTCTTTTATTCCAAGTTCAACTATCTTATTTATTAGGATTTCTTCATTTTCACTATTTAGTTTGTGATAGTTTTCAGCACTTCTAACCATTTCAACCATTGCTTCTGGGTTAGCGGCGAATGTTACTGGACTTATTTCCATTAAGGCAAGTTCTTTTAGATCATAAATACCATCTTCTGAATCTTCACCTTTTATTAGACGAGCACCAATGCTCAAGCCTTTTAATATTTTTTTCTTGTAGTTACTGTATACTTCAGCTGCTCTGGCAATATCTTTATTAAGGTATCCTTTAACGAATAATCCTTTAGCATCTTCATAACCAGATTCCCATTGACCAATAACTTCATCTGGATTGTGATTCCAAAGCATTGGTATTGGCATACTTTCTTTTAGGCTTTTCTTAAAACTGCCTTTAATAGTTCTAGTTCCATATGAATCAACCACATTAAATACGGAGGCATAACCTTCCAACACCCATCTGTCATCTTCTTCAAAGGCTCTAATGGTTTCTGGTCTATATGAATATATAATTTCTTTAGTCATTTTCTGTTCCCGTTGTTGAAGGGTCGTTTTCATTACCATTATCTTCCATTATATCGCCAGAATCTTCTGAGGTTGTTTCATTAGTTGTTTCATTATTTGTATTATTTATATTATCTTCTTCTGGTTCATAGCCTAACAGTTCTCTCATCTCATTTCTGGTTAGGAAGTTAGCCATTTTAAGCTTATAATCCAGTTCTTTATTTCTAACTGCATTAAGTGCCATAACATTATCATAGTTTATTTTTAAGCTAATATCTGGCCATAATGTTCTAAACCATCCTTCAACCTGTGTTCTAAATGCTTCTAATTCAGGCATAACTGTTTGAGTGTAGAGTGTTTCATATGCTGTATCTATGTTGGAGTATGTGCTGTCACCTTTAAATCCTAATAATACTGGCGGCACACCTAAAGCAAGTGCTATTCTTTTAGCGGATATTTCTTCCAACATGCTAAAATCCATATCTTTTGAGTTTAATCCAAGTTCAACTACTTTGGTGTTTGGTCCTGCCTGCATAACCAATGCTTTACCTGTATTATCACTACCAGAGAATGTTCCCACTGAGTTTTTAATTTTAGCATACTTTTCAGCAGTCATATCTAAACCAGTTCCATCAAACATCATAAGGAAGCTGGGTCTTGCTCCGTTCTTTAATAGGTTGTAGTTCCATTTACTTCCTGAGTTGGTTATCTTTACACTTGCCCATGCTGAACTTAATCTGCTTATTCCTCTATTACTGCCAGCAGCCCAATTGAATTTATGTAGGACAGGTTCAAATGTTATTTCACCTACCTTTATTTCTTTTGATATTGTTTTTACTGGTTTGTTGGGTTTTTTAATTTCATATAGGCTGGGTTTTATTTCAACTTCATTAGGTTCTAAATAAGTTAGATAGCCATTGCCTCTTTTTGCTGCGGCTGCATCTGGACAATATAAGAAGTATTCACCTGCTAAATCATTATATATTATGGATTGTTCTACTATGTCATCCCAATAACAACCAGTGTAGAAGTGTTTTTCAAATAATATATTCCATAAACTATGATATGGACTAGTGACAGGTGGTTTTTTAGTTATATGTCTATCCTTAACCCATAACTCCCATACTGGTTCTTTAGCTGCTGTGGTTTTTTTATTGATGCAGGCTGCTACATATGAGTTAACTATGTAGCCTTGTTCTAAATTCTTTTTATAATCTGCTGTATCAATATCACTTGAATTTAACTCCAATGCTTCTGCCAGTTGAGCTGCTGTGGTTATACTACCAAAGTTGCTTAATGCTCTTTTTTCATCTGGTTTGTTAAATCCTAAATAATCAAGTATTCCCATGGATAATCCTTTATGGTTTTATATTGTATTTATAGTTTTATCATATATATACTTCTTGTAATGGAGGAGATGCTAATTTTTTAAGTTCTGTGATGGCATATACCAATGCTGATATTTCGTCTGGTTGATGTTCTCCGTTATATGCATCCCAAGTTATCATACTCTTTTCAAGTATGTCTAGTCCTTTTGTGTGATATACTTCGCCTCTTTTATAGCAATGTGCTACAGGTTCACTTCTTAAATGGCCACTTTGTCTTGCCCAAACATCTTTATAGGCAATATTTTTATCTATACTTCTTAATGTATATTGAACTAAATCGCCCCCGTAGTTTCTTTCTGCCAAAATAAGATCAGCAGAATATTGATTATATAGTTGAATACTTCTTGTTGCCCATTCAGCAGGTGCATATTTGTCTGTTGCATCTTTTAGTATATAGACTTTATCATCATATCCTAATCCAGCCACTATTATGCCGGTTTTATCTGAGTGTTTCTTCTTACTACCAGCAGGGTCTATTGCCACTACTTTTCTCTTTAGTGGTGGTATGCTTTCTTTGGGTATGCTGTGTATCCATTCCTGCATCCATACAGCATTTTCATTGGGTGCTTCAAATGCCTCAATGGCTGAGTTTGGGTATTCCCTCTTGAATTGATTTTCACCTCTAAGTAGAGTGCTTATCTTATTTCTTCTCCAGAATATTTGTTCATCACTTATCTTAAAGGTGTTCTTTAGTTCATGTTCATAGTTGGTTAGTTCAAAATGTTCTGGCAGTTCTTTGGTGTATTCCTTTGTCCAAAACCATGGGCTGAATATGGGTAAGTATTCATTACTTCCTGCTACTGCATCTTGCCATATCTTATAGAACATTCCTCTTGGGCCTGCTGAAGTTGATTCCAATATTATTTCTGTGTTTGGTGAAT